ATAAAAAATTCTTCTTTCTGGTGCTCTTGATATTCTGTAAATAACAAGACTGTCTTCAATCATTCTTAATTGATTGACAGGTTTAATTGCTTTGTGCAAATATGATAAAACCATATTTCTATTCGCATCAATCAAACCAGATTGTACATAAGTTATTGAGTCTGGTGATAATCTAGCGCCAATCAAAGTGTTGTTAGCACTTCCACCATACATCATACCTTTTGGATTGTAAACATAGTAGTCTTCAGATTTTTTAATTAAATCTGGTCCTACTGCTTTAGGTTGTTTTTTAACTTCTTTAACTTTTTTGATTTGTCTAGGGTCAATATATCTAACTTCTTGAATACCTAGTTTAGGGTTTTTACTATCAATAACTTTATGATAATATAATCTACCATCAATATACCATCGTCTGAATATGTCTGGTCCCTTTGTATCAAAATCTAATAATCTTAATACTTGGTCAAACTCTTCTCTAATTCTATTTTTAACTTTTGATGTATAAGGTAAATTATCAGTTATGATTTCAACTGATTGATCTCTTTCATTAGCGACAATCGCCTCATTAACAATATCCTCAATCGCACTATCACATTCTGGTTGTTGTGCAATATCTCTATATCGTCTAACCAGGTCTTGCTCATTTCTATCTCGACCATCTTGATCTAGAACTTGAGCAAAGTGCCCACCGCCTGCGATTTCTACTGTACCATCGTCAGGCGATTTTTGGGTAAACTTTTCTTGACTGTCTGTATCTTTTATTCTTTCGAATTTAAATCCGAATAGCTCTGCCATAATGTACTCCTACTTTTATGTATTTATGTAGGTAAATTAGAAGTTAACGCCACTTGCTTCGAAGTGTTGATATCTCCATGTCACCTCAAACTCTTCCAACGCATTTGTTGATTCATAAGCTACATCAACCTGTGCTAATGTCAATGGATGAGCATTTCTAAAAATGTATGTTTTCAATACCGTGTCATCTCTATCAAGTTGTTCAACGAACAAATCAGCAGAATATTCAGCAGGTGATGAAACACCTGTGTTTTCTACTAGATCATTGATACCATTCATCCAACGCTCTATTGCATTTCTTACCATGAAGTCTGTATCATTGATAAATGTTGTTGACCAAGTTTCGAACTCTCTGTCACCAGCGATGTAGATATTTCTACCTCTGAATGGTACAGGTATTTCTCCTAGAGTTTGACCTGGTAAATTTGAAGCTTTTGCTAAGAAAGAACTTCTTCTTACATCTATTCCGATTGCAATACCTGGTGGTGGTGTAATTGTGACTCTAAACTGATTGGGTCTAGCGCCTCCACCGATTAGGTTTGCTTTAAAGTCGTCTATTCTAGCCATCTTACGCTCCTCCTACTTCGGTAAACGCAACACCTGTTCTAGTTGCCACAAAAGATAGAGTTATGAAGTTAATGCTTCTTGCAGGTTTAACAAATATGTCTGCAACAAACTCGTTTCTATCAATTACTTCACCAGTATTATTTGAAGCATCTGCTATTACTCTAAAGTCACTTATTCCTCTTCGACCTTGTAAGTCTCTTAGGAATGGCTCAACTAAGTTTCTAAATTGTGCTCTAGTAAACTCATCGTTGAACTCAAACAATTGGAATTTAGCAGCTGTTGCTATTGCTTTTTCCATTAACAAGAATAATCTTCTTACGTTAATTCTGTCAAAAGCACTTGGTTTTGATAATGCAGTTTTGTCACCAAATAGTACAACACCTTGACCTGGGAAGTTAACAACTGGGTTAACTCTTGCTCTGTAAAGAATGTCTCTTTGAGCTTGGTTAGGGTTGAAAGATAATTTGATTGCGCCTCTAATATTACCTCTGTTAAATCCAGCAGGTGAGAAGAAACTATCTGCTACTCTGTCTGTATTAGCACATAATCCAGCAATGTCACCATTTAATGGTACAAATCTGAACTCGTCATTGTATTTGTCATACATGTATTTGTATCCACTATCAAATACAACATAAGAAGAACTAGGACATAGATCAAAAGCAGCTTTTACATTTTCTGCTTGTGTATTGTCATTAGTTACATTTACTGTTGCACCTCTGTATGGTGATACGAATGCTACACAGTCTTTTCTTTTCTCTGCTAAGTCAGTAATCATAGTAACGTGTGTGTCCATAGCAGAAGCAGTATTACCTACTATTGAAGAAGGTCCACCAATAATTAAATTGATGTCAACTGATTCTGTATCACTAAACTTGTCATATGCTAATTCGATTTCGCCAGCAGTTACAGCATAATCGTCTGTACCTGATGCTAATGAACTAGATGTTGGTGTGTCAACAGCAGTATATGCTGAAGTTGTATCTGTACCCCAATTCGAACCGCCTGAATTGTGGTCCATCCAAAATACAAATTGTGATTGATTGTAAATGATGTTTGGATAATAGTTTGTTCCACCCTGAGCTGTTTTTGCGTTAGGGTTTTTAGATACATTAGCAAATGTTTCTAGGATTGCGTTTTGTCTATTACCATTTGAATCAACATCAAAACCAGAGATGTCACCAGTTTCGTCAAATACAACTATGTGCATTTCGTCACCAGAACCTCTTCCGTTTTGAGTTGCCCAAGCTGATGTGCCAGGGGCACCATCAAATCTATCATAGAATCGCCATCTTCGTCTGATAAAAGAGTTATCAGGTATAATGTTATGAACTCCACCGCCGTTAGGGTCGTCTAATCTTTTGATTGTCATTACGTTAGTTGAAGTATTAACTGCTGTTACTTCGTATTGTTTACCTTCTTCACCAGTTACAGGCGTTGCCGCTGCTGAGTCTTGGAAGAAAGATACGATGTCACCTACGTTGATAACATTGTTTGATAAATCGATATCATCTACTGCAATTGATGTAGAACCTACTGCATCTTCCGTAACTGTTAAGTTACTTGATGATAATACTTGTTCGTATGCTGTTGATGTTGCACAGATTGAAACTGCTAAGGAATTACCCCATGTTCCAGCTGATCTTGCAGCCCACTCACCTACAGATGCTTCGCCTGCAGCGAAAGATGCTTTGTAGTGGTCTGTATCTCTAATTAATATTGCTGTGCCTGATGCTACTGCATTTACAATGCCACTTTCTGCTCTTACTACTTTTAACTGATTAGTGTATTGTAGGAAGTTTGCAGCTGAATACCAAGTCTCAAAATTTGATGCATTTGGTTTTCCAAAATTTTGAATTAAATCCTCTTCGGATGTTATTGTAGTTATAGTAGAGACAGGGCCTTTTTGAAATGCTCCAGCGATTGCACCAATTGATGTTGCTACTGCTGGTACCACATTTGTTAAGTCAACTTCTTTAACCTGTACGCCAGGTGAGACTAGAAATGCCATTGTTGTTCTCCTTTGAATGTATAGCTATTACATTAATTTTTATATTTGTATTTATAGATATTTAATTTTCAAAACCCTATTTTTTATAGACTAACCAGATATAAATATCAATATGCAATCCCATTATGAGAAATACAAAGAGACTATCAAGAAAGTTGCCCGAAGACACTACAATAAAAGGGTCTCTTGGTTAAATCAACACCTATCTGACAAATCTTGTCAAAACTGTGGTGAGAGTGAAACTATATGTCTCAAATTTCATCCTCATGACTCTCAAATACGAAAGATATCAAAAACAAATGGTATCAATGGTTCTGGTCGTCAAGAAATACTAAATCTGATTGATAATTCAAAGATAATATGTCATAATTGTTGGATTAAACTTGATAACGATTTAATCGAGATTATCTAACATTGGATAATTAAATATTTCACTTAAATATCTTAAATAGTATTTTCCATATCCTTTAATATAAGTGTCTGATATAAAGTGTCTTTTTGGACACATAGTCATACCTTTTAATAAATCTTCGTCTGCATACTCGCCAATCGCAACAGTCATACAATCAAATCTATATCTAACATGTTGATAAAAATCTTCATCCCAACTATCAAAATGTACAATATTATATCTATGATTATTATTTATTTTTTCATTAGTATCAGTAATTCTGTTTACATATGAGGGAAAATAATTTAGTATGTTCTTTGTCTTTCCAAATCCTACGAATATTATTAATTTACTTTTAGGAATAAAGTCCTTAATATTATTTTTCTTAAATTTTTTCATATCTTCTTGTTGTACTATTAAAGGTATTTTCATAATCTTACCAATCTGTATCCTTATCTCTTACTACAGGTGACCATCTGGTACCATAATCATCTACCATCTCACCTATGTTTTCATCTTCTAACCCATCTATCTTAAAACCAAATGGGGTCATGTCTTGTTCTATTCTATCTTGGTTATCTGCATACATTCTTTTACGAATATCTTGATCTGTTAATTCTTTAAAGTATCTTTGGTCAGTTGCCCATGAAAATAATACTAAACACATTACCAAATCATCATTACTACCTTCCTCTGCCTGAAAAGAATTACCATGTACTATATAAGTTGATAATTCATTGATAATATCAAAGTCATCTACAAGTAATTTATCTGACTCAATAAGTTGTTTCATGTTAGAGCAACCAATTTTTTTAACTGCCTTTGTTGTTCTTACACCTAGTTGAGCTTTACCGCCAGAGAATCCACTACCCATTATCTGACCAGCTCGTCCACGCATATAACACATAATTATATTATCATATTCTAAATCAAAATGCAAGTTATTTGATACTTGCTCTCCTACATCATTTGTTTCTACTAATACATATGCATGATTATATCCTCTGGCAACGTGATGTATTTTGTGTGGAAACAGTAAGGGTTTTATCTCATTGTCCTTGAAACACGCAACTACTTTATATGGTATATTAGTTACATCAACTACTACAAATGCTGACGAGTCGTTTTTTGTTCCACGAGCAACATCTGCTGTTATTATATAAGTGTGATCTTTTTTAGGATTTTCATATACTTTCAATCCCTCATGTTTTACTATGGGTTCTTTGAATGACATCATTCTTAGTTTAGACGCATTGACAAGTGTATTTGTAGAACCTAAAAACTCACACTCAAACTCTGTAGCAAACTGTTGTTCGCTTGTGTTTGCGATAGTTTCTTTTTTCCATTTATCATCTCTACCTGGCACCTCTGACCAATGAACTTCTATAGGAACATATGTGTTTCTTTTATATTGTGCATCATTCCATAACTTGTAGAACATATTCATACCATGTGGTGTTGATACAATAATTACTTTTGTTGTTTTACCAGATGATATTGTAGGATATACTGAACTAAAAAATTGTTCTGCAACACTAGAGGGTACATAGGCAAACTCATCAAGAAATATAATGTTATATGAACCACCCCTAACTGCTGATGCTGATGTAGATGATGCTAATATCTTACTTCCATTTTCTAATTCAAGACTTCCTTTGTTCCATGACATTACTCCTTGTTGCAACCATTTAGGTAAGTTTTCATATGCAAGTTGCAATCTACCTAACAAATCTCTAGCAGTTGCAGCTTTGTTCGCAAGTATCGCTATGTTTACACTAGGATTAAATAACGCATAATGTAATAGATAAGCAATCATGGTAGTTGACTTACCAGACTGTCTAGGAAGTTTACAAATAGTAAATCTATTATTATGAAAAGTGCCAATCATTTCTTTTTGAAAGTTATATGGTTTGAAAGCAACCAGACCCTCATCTAGAGAAACAATCTTAATATAAGTTGTAATAAAGTGTAAGGGGTCATTCATACACTTTTGATATTCTTCTATCTCAGCTTGTGTCCTCTCTTTTGGCTGATTAGCTTTCTTTAGATTAGGATTACCTAGATAACTTTCCATTTACATAAACCTCTTTGTATCTATTTGTGTTCTTCATTTTAGAAGAGCATTTTTTTCTACATAGATCAGGTACATTTCCATTTGTAAGATCATCAAAAAAATCATTCCATATTTTGCCATTTACAATTTCTTTTATACTACTATTATTTAGATTGTTTTTCCAACTCAATAATCTGTCATACCTAACATCTGTTTCTTTACCTAATTGATTTGGTACTAATACATCTGCATCTAACCAACAACATGGTAACACTTGTTTTGTTGTTGATACATATGGCAATCTTTCTTGCGTCATGTATTTGTCATTTTGCATTGTTAAACATTTTGGTCTAAACTGTTCTTTTTCCTCTTCAAACTTTTCTTTAAATTTTTCTTCTTTAGGTTTTAAAAAATCATTGTATCTACCAGAATGATTTACTTCTAGTGTAACACCAATGTCTTTTGCCATTTGTATTGCTTGTGATATTTTATCTTCATTGTAACTAAAAACAATATACTGCCACTTACAATCTATACCCATTTTACTAGCAGTCCTCATAACTTCAAATAGTTTTTCACCATCTTGATTTTCTCTGTATGCAAAACTTTGATAAGGAAGACCGTCTATACCAAAACGCCATTCTGCTTTTGGATGTGCCTTAAAACACTTAATATAAAAGTCTATAGGTTTATGAGAAGCTGCGTTTGATATAGATACTGCCACATCTTTTTTATGAGCAATCTCTAACATCTCAACTAAATTAGGATTAAATATTGGGTCGCCTAAAGTGCCATTAAGAGTTAAAGATGAAAAGTAATCTGTTAAATCTTCCCACTCTTTAATTGTTAAATCTCCACCAGGTATGTCTTTAGTTTTATAATCCCATAAGGTACGAACACATTGAGAACATTGTAGTGTACACTTATTGGTTATATCTAAATCAACACCTCTATTTTTAAAACCATCATTTCTATAATCAATCATCCTTTTTCTTTTTCAATAGTTTTTGTAATTCAGCAGTTGAGCCTACATACAAAGCATTAGTCACATTTTTGGGAGCGTTGTTAGGAACTTCTTTTAATTTTTTCATCTTCTCTTGTAGATCACCAAGTTTTTCTGTTACTTCAGAAACTTGTTTAATTAAATTACCAGCAACTTCATATGCTCTTGGATGGTCAGAGTTTTGAGCAATATCTAATATTCCTTGTATTGCGTCTTGTCCTCTTTCAACTAAATTGTAAAAGTTTTCTCTTTGATATTTGTAATCAGAATCAATGTCTTCACTTTCCTTTGGTCTAGGTATAACAGGTCTAGGTTCTGATTTTACTATCTCTTTATCTTTTACGCCTAAAGCGTCATTGATAATTTCGTCAATTTTATCTGCCATAATTTATTACTCATCACTACCTTTTTCTTCATTGAAGTTTTTCGCATCTTCAAAGAAAGATGTAGTTTCACTAAATCCAAAATCATCATCTGCATCAGCAGTGGCTGGTGAAGGTGTAACTGTATATCTTTGTTCTCTTGTTGGTGACTTATCTGGTAAGTCTGTATATTGGTCAACTTGAACTCTTTTAATAATTTTGCTATCTGTTACTGGGCCGTATAGATAAAACTTAGAAGTAAACTGAAGAGTATAAATGATTGCTCTTCTCTCTGTAAACTCACCTCTATAATTATCTTCATAATTAATTGAGTTTAAAACAATTGGTACATCTCTCTTAATACCCATATCTGCCATGTCGTTTATTGTTACAGTATAGTCTGGTTGAAAGAAAGGTAATATTTGTTCTATGATTTGTAAAGCATCATCTGATTGTTTTGCCATGATAAACAATTCAAAATCTAGATTATAAGGAACTGGCATAAATTGAGTTTCTAATTGACTCGTAGTGCCAGACTTTGCTTTTTTAAATTTTTGTACTCTATTTAATTTTCTTGTAGTATCGTATGTCATGTTTTGAATTTCAAAACCAATACGAGGTAAAGTTATTGCAACTTTACTTGTTAGATCAGCATCTTGATCTAATCTTGCTAGAAACTTTTGTTTTGGTCCATACGCCAAAGGCACCTTCATCTTTTGAATGATGTTGCCATTATTATCTTTTCTAACTAAATTGATATTATTAAATATCGTACCAAATGAGACAACCATCTTTCTGATTGTTTCGTGATAAAATTGTGTTCCTAACATTAACTACTTTCCCCAGCATCACCGAAAGGATTTCTTTCAGAGAAGTCTAGTATTGTATCATCTTGTTTATCAAACAACTCATTCTGAGCTGTCTTATCTGTTTCAAAGTCTCCAACTATATATGTCTCTTGAATTAGATAGTTTGTACTTACCGAGTCATCTGCTTGTTCTAGTAATATGTTATCACCAACAGACCTACTATCATCTTCATGTACAACAACATCGTTGTCTTCCATTAATAACGTATCAGTTTGTGTTGCGTTTGTAAAGAATTCTAAAGCGATACTTTCGTTATAAGCACTTGATGCCTCAAGTGTAAATTGGTGTCCTAAAGTATCAGAGGTTAGAGCATCTTCAATAGCATCAACATCTGTAACACCAGTATTTAGTTCCTCGCTAGAGTATTCAAACTGTCTGCATCTTAATTTGTAAACGGGGTTGTTATCTAGTTGATGAAATGGTTCATCGTGATCTACGAAAGATATCTCAAATAATTTTTTAAGTATTGGATGAAAAACTAAATCACCCTCTAGTGGTCTCGTTGCAAACTCACCAAGTGTGTCGTCTTCTTTTCTCAAGTAAGCACTTTCAAAAGAAGCACTAGCATTGTTTGTAGTATCAGCAGTAATAGTACCACTTTCTAAAAGTATTGAACCCTCAGTAGTATCTGTACCACTTTCAATATCTATTTGACGAGCAACATCATCAAATCTTTTTCTATGTACAACAAAAGTAATCTCGTTTCTATTTTCAAGACCAAACTGTTGCATGACTTCTTTCTCACCTTGAAAACCACCTGCAGAGTCTTCAACATACATTTCAATAGTTTGTGCTTTATTAAATTGAGATAAACTATCTTCGCCAAATATGTTATCTCTAGCTTGTAAAGTCCTATCTATATAATTTACATCGTGTCCGTAAATTTGTATAGACTCTTTTACTAAATCTGAATATAAATTTTTTTCAGCAGTTAGTGTAGTGTTATCTGTTTTAAATAGACTATTTACAGCCATTGTGTTAACCCTTAATTATCATATCGGGGTATTGCATGTTTTGTATTTGTTCTTCTAGTCTAACTATTTCCTCTTGAGCTTGAGTGTATATTTGTTCACCATTCATAGTGACACCACCCAGCATTTGTACTTCATTAAACTTGGATAGATTTTGACCCCATTGTTTTTTGATTAATGCTGTAGCATATCTTTTTAAATGCATGTCATTAAATAAATCTGTATATGTAGCAGGGTCAAGTTTTCTGTAACACTCAATAATTAAGTAATCATTTTCTTTAATGTCATTTGACCAGTCCATATCAATATATAATCTTCTTTGATGTTCATAAAATCTAATTGGACTTTCACCCACTAACAAATGCGATAGATAATCAAGATGTTGCATTGTCATTTCGTAGTGTATAATACTTGTTGAGGAAAAATCATATAGGTCATTTAATCTTAATTGATATCTGATATCAAACATGTTGTTTGTAGCTGCATTATCGAAACTAAAAATTTTTAAAACAGAAACTACAGAGTCAGGCATTGGAATAAAATTTTTGCCTTCTTCGAATGATGCTGTTATTGAAGTGTCTGCAACATCTGTCGCTGTTGTTGTTATGTTTGCAGCTCCTCTCGTGATATCGTCTGCTGTAATTTTGTATTTGAGATACATCTTCTCAATACCATCGTAGTAGTAATGAGAAAAATATTGTAATGCTTCGTCTAATCTATCGTCTGCTTGATCGTCTGTAACATTGATTTGTACTGCACCTTTACCTAAGTTTCTTAGGCAGTATTCTTTTAATGTACTCTTTGAGTTTGGATTGGCCATGTATTTTTCCTTTTAAGTATTTATCTAAATCCCTTTTTGGTCGCCATCCCAAAGATAATATGTCCTTGATATTTGCAGTATTATCAAGACTTTCGCCAGCATGACCGTCTTTTGTTGGTATATTTTTCAAGTATTTATCAACTAACTCATCAACTTTTACACCTTTTCCACTTGCGATTTCATATGTATGTTGCGTCCAATCCTCAAAAAACATTTTTCTATATATCAACAATTTAATTGCATCAACAACATCTAACACATGAATGAAATCTCTAGTATGTGTAGTTTTATATTCTAGTGTTCCGTCAATCATTTTTTGAGTTAACATGGTAGGTCTACACCCTGGTCCAAACACATTGGTAAATCTTAGTCCTATGTGTTTACCAGTTGCTTTCGCTACTGCCTCCATTGCTTTTTTAGAACCTGCATATGGGTTCTTATGCCAATTATGTACATTTGAAGATGACGCATACACGCATGGTATTTTAAGTTTAGCACATAATTTAAATAAATTAATAGACCACTCAACATTTGTTTCGTACCATTTATCTGGTGCGTTAAAAGATTTACGAACATCTGCTAAAGCTGCTAAATGCACAACTCTATCAAATCCTTTTAAATAATCCTCTGTTATATCCCTAAAGTTTCTGGCATTAGGCTGACCTTCGAAGTTTCTACCATGTAAATCCCATCCTTGTACTTCATGACCATCTATGTCTAACTCTTCGACTAAATGTCTTCCTATGAATCCAGCAGAACCCGTAACTAATATTTTCATTGACAAAATCCTTATAAATAGTTTATAGTGGTACTTATATTAACAAATTGAAGGTGGTTATGTCAAGGGTTATTTACTCAATATATATCGATATTCCTAAAGAAAAATTAGACTTACACGATACACATATACTTAAAAAGAACGAAACACCGATGAACTTAAAAATGCATCAGGCGTTTAAAGATCACTACGATAAACTCATAGAGAGTAAAAAACGCTATGCAGATAAGATTGGTGCAGAGTTTCACATGTATGAATATGATGATGACTACATTAAGTTTCACGAAGACTATTCTAAGAAATATCCTTTTCTTTCAGAGTACAATATAGTAAACAAATATAAGTTACATATTTTAGATAGACTTGTTAATTACAAAGACGAAGTTTTATATCTAGACTTTGATGCTATTCCGACTACTAACGAATCCTTTTTTGACGTATGGGATTTAAATAAGGGTATTGCAATATTACATAACAACGATAAGATAAGAGACCCAGGTCAACACATCCATAGAATCAATGGTACCATTCGATCACCGTCAGCAAAATATTTTAATGCAATGGCAATGTTAGAGGAAAGAGGTTTAAATCCTCAATGTGATGTTGTTAATACTGCAATAGTAGGAGCCACAAAAGAACATTGGAAAAAATTAAGATACTTTGATGATCTAAATGAATCATTTAAGTTAATGACAAAATTAATAAACAACAAAGAGCAATCTATGTATCCACCAAATATAACTAAAACATTTGGATACGATAACGAAACAATATTCTCATATAAGATAGTAGAAAATAATGTACCTATACAATGGTTAAATTATCAATGGCATTTCTTCTATGATAATAATAGAGGTATACCTCAAGATGCAAAAATAGTACACGCAATAAACAAAGAGTTTGAAAGGGTTTGGAAATACTATGACAAAAAAGAACTTGATCTTTAGTATCTTTGAAGATATTAGAATTGATAAAAAATTTGAAGCAAAACAAAATAATACACTAACACAATTTAGAAAGTATTATGATAAGTTAATTGCTAATCACAAACAGTATGCTGAATATTGTAATGCAGATTACAAGATGATACATCTAAATTGTAAGGATATGGATTCAATTCATATACCTGTTAATGATGTAATACAGTCTGATTACGATACTATTAACTTTGAAAAACTATTTTTGCTTGAACACTTTGCAAATACAACTGATTATGAAAACATATTGTATATTGATCTAGATGTTATCTCTGGTACTAAAAAGAACTTCTTTGAAAAATGGGATATGAATACTATTGTTTCTAGATATGAAGCATCTGGTAGATATGATAAACTTGGTATGCAAGTTTTATTAGACACTATTGTTAAGGATGATGAAGAGAGAAGAAAACATGTTCAACATTTAAAACAAACTGGTCAATGGGAAGATCACGCTAGAAAATACATTGATGATAATTATGATGAAGCATTTAAAAAACTAGACAAGTATCATTGGTTAGTAAAAGGTGAGTGTATTCATAGAATGCTAAAAGATGGTGAAGACGGAACTATCAAAAGAGATAATGTTATTAACACAGCAATAACAGGTGGTGGAAGAGAAGTAATTAAATCAATGAAACTAACTGAAAGGTTTCCTCAATATGTTCAAGAGTTTAAAGACTTAAAAGAGAAAGAGGAAAAGTTTGAATTAAATAATGAAATTTTTATTACTTGGTTAATTAATAAATTTAATGTTCCTTATACTAATCTTCCTGAGTGGTGGCACAATCTTTGTTTAGTAAGTGATGATAAAGTACACAATGCTTGTTTATGGCATGTGATAGATAAAGACTTTGAAAGAGTTTTTAAACTTCAGAATTTTGCTTAATTTCTAACAAAGTTTGTATTACTTCTAAAGGTGATTTTGCTTTTCTTAATTTAGATTTGATATCTTTGTCTTCAGATTTTTGAACCATATCTAATTCAAAGGCCGCAAGTTTACAAACAAATAAATCTTCTTTTTGTTTTTCCTCATCAAATTTACCAAAGAATAATTTAATCGCATGTGTGTAGAATTTAGTATCTACTTTTGCACTATTACTTTCTGAGTCATAATACGCTATCGGGTCAATAAGATAACCCTCTTCTTTTCCTAATCTAATAGCAAATTCTTTGAATGACGCTTCTTCGGCTTTAATTCTTTGATAAGTATTTTCCATTATCTCATCTTTGTCTGTCAGTTGATATACTTGTTCAACTAACCAAGCTCTTGATGGGTCTGCTTCTTCAAAATCAAACTGAAGTCTTTCAGAACCACCATCATCTTCATAGAAGATTCTCATGGTTGTTCTTTCAGAGTTAGTGTATTCTGCTCTGTTAAAAGTAACAATCTTATGACCTAAGTCAATCTCTCTTTTAGATTGATCTGGTTTTGATTTACCCTCGATAGGTGTTTCGGGTGCTTTACGGATTTCTTTTTGTACTTTTACTTTCTTACCATTATGATCTATGTAAGTTACAGTATCATCAAGTTTGATACTTCTATCTTCATGCATTTTTAACATTCATTCACTCCTTAATAACAAAAGTTATTATATATTATTCTCTATTAATTTTAAAGTTAAAAGTACTAATAGTTGATGATGAACCATTAGGGAACTTTTGTGATCTGTAATCGTCACCACCTACAAATCTGTTTGTCTCAGAACCTGAACCATCTAGTTTAGTATCAACCATAGAGTCACCTCTAGTTTGACCAGAACCATTAATGTTATATCTGATATTGTGGTCAGACGCTGAATCATCACTCGCTGCAAGGTCTCTGATAAATTGTTCTAATACATCTGTAATATCAGCTGCATCATCACCTGAAGTTGCGTATTCTCTCAAGTCATTGTTACTGTCAATGTATAATAAGTTTTGAGATGGTGAGATCGCTGTTGCATCTTGTCTATGTAAGTAATAGTTGTTTACTGTAGTGTTGTGATCTTGGAAAGTACCTGCTGTTCCAATTTGACCAGAACTGTAAGAACCTGCATCAGCGATTGTATCTGTAAATACAGCAGTCGATGATATCAAAGTAAAACCAGAAACCGATGTACCTGTTTTGATAGCAAATGTTCCACCAAAGTCACCTGTGTTTGCCTCTGAGGAAGCAGTCATTAGTACTATTGCTGGTTTGATGAAAGTATCTAGGAAGTCAGCAAGTGACATCGCTTGTACTGAACCAGATGAAGAATCGTAGTACACAGGAAAAGATTTACCCGTATCTGTTAATACCGATGGGTTAGTAACAGCATTACCCGATATATGGTCAAAGTTTGTAGTGACCGTCTGTAGTGAACCTGAACCAGGGTGAGATGAGTTTTGTTGAGCAGCCGCACTTGATTTAAATCTAGTGTCTGCCATAGTTGGTGATAAATCACCAGAACCTGCTGCAACCGAACAAGTTACACTTGGGTTGCCTGCATACATTGAGATAGCTTTTCTTTGCCACTCAAGTAATTGAGCTGAACTCATTTCTATTAGTGAACCACTACCATCGTAATATAACGGGTTTCTTGCTGTCATAATTATCCTTTATACTATACTTATATACCTTTTGTCAACTATTAAATAGCTGCGTGTCCGTTTACAGTTTTCAAAGTTGAACCAGAAGAGTTTTTAATCAATAGAATACTATCTGGTGTTGCATGGAACTTACCAGTTGAACCTACGATTTTTGCTTTTTCTGTAGCCGCTTCTGAATTACCACATTTGAATGAGATTTTAGTAGCATTACTTGTTGCAGAGAAGTCACCTTCTGCAACTGCTTCAATTGCAGCCGCCGTTAAAATTGCATCTGTACCTGTACCTTCATCTGGTGCTTGGAATCTAATAGCACCTAACACATCGTCAGCAGCCATATCAGTCTCACCAGTTTGTAATGTTAATACAATTGGTTTGTCATCGGCTGTTGCTGAGTGTTTGAATTTTAATCCAACATCTGCTTCATGTGTTACTGTAATTTCTGAGTCTGCACCAAAAGATAATACTGCTGAGTCAGATATTAATCTTAGATCATCACCTACTGAAAGGTCTGCAGCTATACCTGCACCACCACCAACTGTTAATGCACCAGTTGTTGAGTTTGTTGAAGCAGTTGTTGCTGTGATTGAAACAACACCACCAGAAGATATTCCGATTGCGTTTGTATCTGAAGCTGATCCGATTGTACCTGCATCAGGTATTACGATTGAACCACTAGAACCGTTAAGTGTTAAAACACCAACTGAAGATAATGCCATAGTTTCTGCAGCTGCAGCTGAGGCCGCAGTTTGAAACGATAGTTTAGTTGCATTGTTAGATGAACTAAAGTCGCCTTCAGAAACAGCAGAAATACCAGCGGCAACTAGAATTGAATCTGTACCTGTGTTTTCATCTGGTGCTTGGAATTTTATGTGACCTAAAACATTACCTGATGCAATGTCTGTATCACCTGTTTGGAATGTGAATACTGCACCCACACCAGAGTTACCTGTTGTTGATGCGTTTTTAAATATTAAACCTGTGTCTGCAACATGCGTTAATGTTACATCTTGGTCGTTACCCATACTGATAACTGAACCATCTGCCAAGAATAAGTCAGAGAATTCTGCTGACGCAGAACCTATTGCAGCTCCATCGGCGCTAGATGGTACAATAGATGTTCCGATAACTGGCGATGTTAAAGTTTTGTTTGTTAATGTAGCGGTACTCCCAGCTGTGACCATTGGAAACCCACCTGCTGTACTACCGTCATGAACTCGAAGCGTATCCGCTTCTGTATCATAGGTTATTTCACCGATAGCGCCAGTAAATGAGTTATTCTGCGAAGTAGTACCTCTTCTAAATTGTAGTACTGTAGGCATTGTGTTAACTCCTTATCCTATTTATTTTTGTATTTATATTTAGTATTTATCATTTTATATACCGCTCGATTGACCTAAATCTTGAGTAGTTGTTGTTCCTTTAGGTTCGTTCATATCGTACAAATTTGACGATAACGCAAATCCAAATGCGTCTGCGGCAGTAGTATCAAAAGGGGTTTCCCCACCTGCTAAGTCTGAATTTCCGTCAGCAGTAGGTAATTGTGTCAATGTAGAGTTAGCAAATCCTAAGTCTGCTGTATATGCAACTGTTCCACTCTCATTTTTAAATGTAACAGTCCTATCAGCAGTAGGTTCTGTAAAAACAACTGTTGTTTCAAAGTTGTCCACATTGTCACCTTCTACAACAAATCTATCGTTTTCAAGTTTAAATGTTGTAGGGGAAATACTGTCTAGTTCGAATGTACCTGTAACTGTCAAATCACCTACTGATATTGAAGTAGCTGCGACATTTGTTAGGTTCAAAGTACCCGCTTCGATGGCAGTAACATCTGTAATTAGATTATTGAATTGAACCCTTAATTGTTCAATCGTACTATTGTTATCTATCTCTGTTGCTCTAATTGCCATCTTTTTCTAGTACCTTTTTTAACATATCTTTTATTTCATGCATCTCACATTTTAAATTATTTATCTCTCTGGTCGCATGTCTTATCTCATCTCTTTGTTGAGATGCAGCTTTTGATCTTGCAACTGCTCTTTGATATGCAACTTTATTTGTATTAATAATAGCACTTGAGTTTGTGTCTCTCACTAACTCTGAATAACCTTCTACTTTTAAATATCTTTCACTCATTATGTTGCCAATGCTATTGCTCTAAAGTCTTTAATTCTAATTGGTTCAGCTGCATTTGTACCTTGTCCTACAATCTTAATTGCAAACTGAATAAACTCAGGTAGTGCTGTTCCAATACCATCATCCGTTACTCCAGCAGTAAACACATATTCTTGGAAATCATCATCCTCAAGTGATGAACCTACCTCTGTATCTGTTGTACCAGTTGTGTTGAAGAAAGTATATCCTAATTCGTCAAAATCAGAAGCGTCATCTGATCTTAAAACTTTAAATAAACATTTAATATCTGCACTATTGTGTTTGTGTGCAGAGAAAAATACTTTTATCGCTGTTGCTGGTGATTCCAATGCAATCTTTTTAGTAATATAGATAAATGCGTTTTGGTCACCATCTGGTGCTTCATTTGTTACATAATCAGTTGTAGGGAATACTCCACTAGAACCTGTAATAGAATTAATTTTGTTTGCAACTAACACAGCAGAAAATCTATCTGTATCAATAACAGGTGATACATTAGCGTTAGTAGAACCAAGCGTTAATGGTAAGAATAATGATTTAGCACCTGCAAGTTCATTTGTTTCATTTATTTGAGATGCAACAATATTACATTCTGGTAGTCTTTGGTTTTCATTTAAAGATATTGATCTAGCATCTGCTAGTGTTCTAGTATTAAATGATGTTTCTGTACCACTTGGTGATCTACCTGTAGTGTTTCTTAATTTACCAACGATACTTGTGTTTGGTAATTCTAAAGCAGCAATAGAAGTTTTTAGTAATTCGTATCTATAGTTTTCAGAAGCATAAACAGCAATTCCACCTATTTCAGCAGTTGTTGAACCACCACTAATAGTTGGTGCAGTTGATAAAGTTATTGTGTAATAGTCTGTACCAATATTTCCTATTGATGTATGTTCTTTGTTTATCTCTGTTAGTGATACACCGAATATTTCATATAACTCAACTTTATCTGAAGCAGTATGTGCTGATGCAGTTGAACCTCCAGCACCTCTGGTTAAAGATGATAAAGTTGTACCAGATAATGAACCTGTAATAATTTCGTTTCCTATTTTAACAGTTATACTTCCACTACCAAAACCTGAGTTACTTGCAAGTGTAAGTGAAGTAGCACTATCATTGATTGTAGCAGATAGTGTTGTTTCTACACCAGATGATACACCAGTGATTACAACATTGTTAGATGTTTGATACATACCATGATCTTCATGTTTAATTTTTAATGTTGTAGAACCGTTAGTAGCAATTAAAGGATTTGATTTTAATCTGTTTACATATACAGTATTTCCAATTTCATTTGTTATTGCTTCACCAATAGGATTATTTTCAAGTGTTACAGCACCTGCAGCAGTAGTATTAAACACAGCTTTTCTTAAAGTAAATTTAATATCTTCACTTTGAGATTCCGACCAAGTTCTATTGTTTTGTGATTTAAACATCACACCAAGATGTGGTTGTTTAGAAATAATTCTTAGTCCACCAATATCTGTTTCACCCATTCTAGAAATCCATATCTTAGGTTCTAAAGAGTCTGAACGAACAACAAAGCAATACTCGTTACCTTGTTTTAAATATACAGGTGCATCAAATTTAAATGTTGTTGCAGTTGCAGCTGTTGTTGATGTATTGATTTCAGAAGCTTGTAATAGTTTTCTACCAAATGGTAATATTTTTGGACCAGGGTAACCATTGTCAACATTTCTAATTTCAACCCAACAAGGTAAATCGTTATCTTTAGTTTGGAAGTATAAATCTAATTCTGTTACAAAACATCCACCCTCTTCTTCAACCAAGAAAGTTTGTGCTAGTGGGTCTGGGTTTCTACGTTCACCACCAGATGGTCTGTCTTCACCACCACCACCTTCAATACTTTGTGCGATAATTCTGCTAGATGTGCTAAGTCTAGTTGTAGTTTCTGATACACTTTGTTGTACTACTCTAGCATTTCTAGTTGCAATAATAGTTTCTTGTTCAGTTTCTAAAATACCTTTTGCAATATATGTTGTAGTACCTTCAGTTTGTGGTAAAGGAATTTTAGTGTTTGTAGAACTAGAAGTAATTTTAAATTCTACCTCACCTGTTTTAAATTTAGGAACGGCTGATTGACCTGCAAATCTATATTCAGGTATTCTCATAGTTCCCTCAACATCACCATTACCATTAGTTACCAACTGAACACCTTCTGCCACAGTAGAAACATTTGTGTAACTTTGTGACTTAGGTGTAACGTATTGTGCCATTGCAGTTCCGTCAAAGAAAACATAAACTTTAGTGTTAGGTAAAAACGCTTGTCCTTTGAAACTTACATTTCTAGGTCTAACCCAAGGTATCAATGCTCTTGATATAACTCTTGTTCCTTGAGACTCTTCATCTATTTGTTCTACAACTTGAGTGTTAATACCAGTTCTTCTTAAATTTGATCTTACTGTCTGAATTGCTCTAGTTATTACCAGATTACCTGTTCTCATAGTTTCTACTCTTGATGCAACAGTACCAGACCATTGTGTTTCCCATGAGTTCCATATGGTACCTAATCTATTTGAGTTTGCCGCTCTAACAGCATCAAAGTTTCCGTCAACATTAATAATTAAATCTGGTGCTGTTTCTGTTTCAAACCAATCATCACTTTGTGGGTCAAGATCAATGTTTCCTACCCATTGTGCTGTGATAACAGGTTGTACTTTTTCTGCTCTTGACGCATATGGGTTTTCTGATAATGTAGCATTTGTATAAGGAAGTGTAATCAATGGACCAGTTCTTTGATAACCTAATGCTGTTCTACTTGCATCTGTAGATACAGACTCAGTTAGTGTGGCATTTCTTAATACACACTTAGGTCTTAATTCTTTGTTTTCCATATCTATTGCGTTAGAGTAATCTTTGTTTTTAACATCACCTACTCTGTGACCTGCAAAGTTATCAACTACGAAACCTGATTTAAATCTGTTTAGACCATTTGCGTCTGTTACTTCAAAAGACTCTGCGTCTCTTTCAAGTAATGATAAGTTAGTGTAGTATTCTAAGTTTTGAATTCTTTTTTGTAGTTTACCAATATCTCTCATAGTAAACCTTTGAGTTTTAAATCTTTCGATCTCAACATCTGTAGGTCTAAATGTATAAGCAGGTATGAATAGTTTTGCTAGTTTCATAGCATTTTCTAACTCTTTAGGTTCAGTCGGAACTTCAGCAGAAGCACCTGTAACAACTTTAAAGTCACCCTCTTGAGTTATGAATACTAAAGCAATTCTTGATAGATAGAATTCTAAATCTGCTGTTCCTAGAGTATTTGGTTTTGGTGTATCTACTGTTGACGCACCTGTGCCATCAAATTGTCTATGAAAGAAATCAAATGAATTACCTGTAATTGTATCTACTGTACCAACGGAGTCTGTTGCACCAGTAATATTTTCGCAAGTTGGTCTAAAGTCAACAACATCTGTTAATGGAAACTCACCAGTTGGTTCTGGTTCATCTGGGTCAACTCTTGTTGCTGTGTA